CTTCACCCATAGTCAACAAGAAGGATGACATGGTGTCACCTTTATATCTTAGGAAAGGTTTCATGCCATCATACATTGATGCACCTTTAATATTGCCGTATAAAGAAGTGGTCTCAAACAAACAAAACTCTGTCTTATACTTTCTGTTCAACATTCTCCGTACTTCATGCGAACAACAAATTGCAGCCAGTAACTTACCACCCAGATAATTAAATCCGAATGGTTGTACTGGAACTATATTAAACCCCATGATTGCCCGTTTATTAAAAATGGGCAAGTCGGGAACACCACCAAGAAAATCATTCCTTGGTTTGGAGTTTATTAGAGGTGAACCCAACTTGATAAATCCAACCGCCTTATTGGTAGTTGTTTCTTTGACCACAAGTTTCATTTCCTTGCCTGGCGCTTGGTCTGGTGAGAAAGATGCAGTCATCTCTAACATTTGATCAAACGATTGGTTAGGTACTTGTACGATTTCAAAGTTCATATCTTCTGGATGCATGTCCCATGATTGAAACATATCATCTTCTACACTCATACCAAAAAGAGGCGGTGGCAGTTTGTTCACCCTGTCTATCTTTCTGATACGAAAGTAATCATCTATCCTCTCAAACTGAGAAAAATAATCGATGACTAGTTTACTAGCATAAATTGTATCTTCTTTACTGAGATGCATAGTTAGACTCTTGGTCATTGAACCACGATGGTATTTGTCTGGATGTCCACTTTGCAAATCCTTTCTTTTCCTTGATGTAATATTCTCGGTAAGCATTGACTGTGATAGATTGTTTGCAATTGTCTGGCATGCATTGTGGTGGGTCAGTAAAAATACCTGTTGGGATATTGACGGGAGGCGTTGACAAGAAGTTCCGCAACTTATAATCTGTCATGTGTACTCTGCCATATCGATGCGTGTATTCATCACACAGAGAAACGAACAGTTCGTACATGTACTGATACTGTACTTTGTTTTTGCGAACCCATATAGCAGATGGGTGATTGACATGTGAGGCCTTGTACAGGACACCTTCGCGGTCTGACTCAGACAGTCTCCACCGTTGGATGCGTCTACCACTAGAGGCGTCAATGTAGTGGTCGCCATCGAGCATTCTGTGCGCGGTTGATAGTAGTTGCGCGTACTCGATGACCATCTTTACTACATGTTTATCGCAGTGATATGTCGCAGATTCGGCCGGTTGTCTGTGTAGATAAAATATGTTCATAATAAAGAAAACTCCAATTAAACTCTATATGCACACATGATCTCATATTCCAGACCAGAAGTCAAGACTTTTTTTCGTCTTTTACCTCTTCGGGATTGTCTGATAACTGGGGTATCTTTTCCTTGGCCAACTTGAGTGCCTCTTTATCATCTAGATATAGGGGGCGTCTTTTAGGCATCTTCTTATCTTGGTCAGCGTACTGCGCCTTGTGTTTCTCGGCATCATCTATCTGTTTCTTCATGTACTCAACAAAATCAGCTGACCCAGACTGTGCGCCTTCGGAATCCAACATACCTTGTAGGTCAAGGTTTTGAATATACTTGTACTTAGTGTCAAGTTGTTTCTTTTCCTTCTGGATACGTCTTAGGAAGGCGTAGTAGGTAATCTGTGTGAAGTAAGCAAAGGGGTTCTTGGACTTGTCATGGTCAAAGTTATCAATGTAGGTTATACAATTTTCTATTCCATCAAGAATCATCTCCTCTCTGAAAGTATAGTTCACAAAGTTACTCTTATAAGCCAAGTGATTGGCAATCTTAACCATACACTCACCGATGTACTCACCAACACGAGGTTTTGGGTCTCCCCTATCCAGTGCAGCTAATCGATTAATCCTATACTCAGTCATCGCAACAAGGAAATCCTTATTGTTGACGTAGTGCCTGCTTGGTGTTTTTGTTTTCTTAGCCATAGTCTTCTTCTTAGTTACTGTCATTATGTTACCCATTATATAGTATTGTTACCCAGAAGTCAAGCCCTTATTTATTTTAATTTAATTGCAAATAGTTCTTGACAACTGCCTGGAGATGATGTATAATACCTTGTCGTTTAAGGGAAGATGGCAGTAGCTGCTGCTAGTGAAGCACACGTTTCCTTCTGCCGACAATCTCTTCAACCATTTCTTTCAGTGTCTCCTCATCATATTCCGCACTATCAAGATAATCGTCAATGGTTTCTTGATTTATTACGTCATCGTCTTCTTCCGACATCTCACCTTCAATGTCTTCAAAGTATGTTTCCTTTAGTTCTTCAAATCCCTTTGCGAAATATTCACTCAGCGGCGCAATAGATAATACATTACTTTTATTTATTTCAAATGCGGTGGCGCTTGTAAATGACATCCAAGGTCTAATAGAATAGGCCTCTTGAGTTTTATTCACAGGGATTCGCATTACCTCCATTGGGTAATGAACCATATACTTACCTTCCGAGTCTAATTGAATAGACTCTTCAACATCAGCTACAATCTGTAGTCCACTTTCAAAACAGATTATCTTTGGTGAATGATTCATATCTTTGAGTTTACCTTAACTATCTTATAATCGAAAGATTCTTCGTTGTACATCTTAACTCTTTCAAGAAGGTGATTCAACGTGTAATTCTTTTTATCCTTCCAAGAGAGGTCATCTCCTACATCAAACAAGTTACACTTGTCTTTCTGTTCACTTTTTCTAAGTCCTCGACCAATAGACTGTAGGTTTCTGATTCTACTTTTACTGGGTGAGGCAAACACAATATTGTTTAGACTCCTTATATTTATACCCGTAGAAAAAGTTCCGTAACTGGCAATGATTATGGTGTCGGTTGATTGTTCAGTGAGTTTCCTTATCTCTTCTCGTTGGGTAGTCTCAGTACCACCGAACACAAAGTACACTGGGCGTTTTGTCATCTTCTTTATCATTTCGTTTAAGACTGCACCGTGTTTTTCTACAAACTGATAGAGTAGAAGTGTGTTGCCTTTCTGTGCAACAGTCAGTTTAGTAATGATATCATTCCTACCAACGTGGCTTACCAAGAAATCCATTTCTTCTGGGTAGGTCATTTTGGATACTAGTTTCCTCTCGTTGTCTGCATACTCAATTAACATACAAACAATTTTTAGTTCGGCGAGTTCCTTCTTGTCCATCAGTGTCTTGGTATCAGTTACTTTGTACACCTTGCCAAAGACTCCCTCCAACACTAGTCTATGCGTCTTAGTACCATCCAGCGTACCAGTAGTACCTATCCTGAATCTGGCGTTAACGCATTTGTCCATAAGTGTTTGTAAAGATTTTGCCTTGAATAGGTGGGCCTCATCGCCATAGACCACATCAAATTCTTCAAACCACGACTTCGGGTATTTGTAGATTGATTGCCATGTCGAGATAATTACATCAGCTTGGTTTGTCTTTTCTTTACCACCATATATCCTATGACAATACTTTTCTACACTGAAACCATTGTGTGTCGAGTAGTCGGCGAAATCACCGTACATCTGTTCTACTAAAGAGGTAGTAGGAACCACTATAAGTTGTTTCCTCCCTAAGGCGTGATGGTATCGCGCCAGAGAGTATATTATGAGGGACTTTCCGCTAGCGGTGGGTGATAGAAGGAGACTCCTGCCACGGTTGATTGCATCGTATATTGCGTTCTCTTGGTAGTCTCTTGCCTGTATTGGTTTTCCGTTGCCGTGTAGTTTTAATCTCTGGGTAAATTCTTTCACCTCTTCCATCGGCATGGATTCACCAATGTCATCCATCTCCAACACGACTTTGTATTCTAGTTGTTCTGCAAACTCCAACAGATAAGGTAACAGACCGACATAAAGTTCCATTGTCTGCATGTTGTACAAACGGATCTTCCCATCCCAGTGACGGTTTCTAAATGATGGCATGAACGAGGCTCCCGGCACCTCAAAGGTAAAGAAGTCAGAAATCTCCCTCGTTATGCCATCATCTGACGCAGCCACATTCATATGAACATGGTCTTTTTGTTTAATAAAAATCATATTATATTAGGCCGGCCTGTGTCTTGTTCCATTCAACGGCATTTTTGATGTCCCATGTACGCGAGTTTAAACTACGCAACACTCTATCAAGAAAGTCCACAGTTGTTTCTAGGTAATACACTTTATCTTGTTGTTTGATTACGTCACCATCTCCATCTAGTACTGACCTCATATCTGATTTGAGAACAGAGTTTTTTCTCCACGGTTCCCAACCAAGTGAGTCGAGTTCCTCTCTAGATAATTCCCCACGGAAGTATTCTGACTTGACTCTCTCGAGCCGGTGTAAGTCGGCGGCCGCCTTTCTTACTTGTAGTTTGAAATTTGATAAGTGGGTAACATACTTAGAGTGTAGAAGCGGCGTCCTAGTAGACGAGCTTCCCAAGTCTAGTTCATCGATTTTTGCGTCTGCCGCCCACATGTCTTGTAGTTCACTTAATGTTGCCATAATATACTCTAGGTTTACGTTACTGGTTTGATATTAAATATCCTGTACTTAAACGATGCAATCCCGACAAAATACGGTGAGTCTCCACCTGATATATCAAAGTCTAGTCCACTGAGGGCAATTGGGAAAGCATCCTTAAACAGTATCTCCATGTTTGGATTGTTGTTAGAGTCCAACACGAACAGACTTGCGTCACTAACCTGTCCAATGGATTCTTGTTTCTTAGTGTTCTGTCCTCCAGTTCGCCATCCCTGACCCTTAATAAACGAACCAAACTGTGCGTGTTTCTCTGGGAATCCCAACCCAACTAACCAGTTGTATAACTCAGTGTAGTTGGTCATGTCTTCTTGTATCAAGAATCTTATGTTTAGGTCACCAAAAGTAAGTTTGTCGCCCGGATATGGTATGTCAGATAGGGGGGTGCTCTGTGTAGGAAATCCCAAAGTCATGTCTGGAATGTTTGCACCCTGACAAAAGAATGCTACGTTGGGTATGTTATGAACTTGGAACTTAAACCCATTGGGTCTGAGGTAGTCAAGTTCTACTCCCGTTGCAGCTGCAAAGTTGCCTTCTGCGATATTTGGATTTGGTGTGAATGCCATTTCTGACTCCCTAAGTTTGTCTTGTCTTATACCTATTTATAACAAATCTTAAGCCAAAAAAAAGGGAGACCCTAAAGTCTCCCTCTGAAAGTGGTTGGGTTAACCCCAACTTCTTTTTGGTTTACATCAAGTTTGCAATCTTAACCGAACGATAGTACTGGTTACGGTTAGCAGTGAAAGTGTCACCATCAGTAGTTCCGTTTGACTGTGTTACGAATGGGTTAGCAATCATACCGTAGCGAGTCTTAAAACCAATTTTTGGTTGGAAGGTAGCAGGGTCGATAGCGCGAACCATTTGCAGAGGCACATAAGGACAGTAAAATAAACCAGCGTCATAAGGTGAAGTACCTTTATAACCAACACAGTAGAACTGACTAGCAGAACCAGTGTTAGCGGAATAAGGGTCAACATATACTTTATAACGACCATTGAGGATACCAGCAAAAGTATTACCTGTATCGTCTACGTTCAAGTTTGTGTCAAGAGCAGGAGCATAGTCTAACGCACCAGCCATTGAAAGTGCAGAAGCAACATCTGAAGAACAGATGATGAAGTTACCCTTCCCTCTACGAGTGTCTTGAGCAATTACATTGGCATCACGTTCAATGTTGAACAAGAGACCTTTGAATCGTTCTACAGACCATCGACCGTTTGAGTCAACGTCAAGGTCAAAAGTACCAGCGGTTGCAGTAGATGCAGCACCAGTTTTTGCGACTTTGTAGATAGTACGGATTACTTCACGGTTAATTTCCGCGAGGATTTCTTGAGAAAGAATGTTTGACAATTCTGACTCAGCATCAAGA